CTAGTAGCATCAGCGGTAAGATCATAAAAAGATGTTTTCGTACCGTCTAAAAGTACTTTACGCTCATCTGTAGGTTCAATGTTTCGATTTCTAAGACCTTGTGGAGTCACAAATGGTTTTCTAGTAGAAGGCTCAATGCCCCAGTTGCCCGGACCTACCAAGTCATCAAAAACAGCTTTTATTTCTTTAGGATTTCCAGCGGTAAGTGCTTCTTGAAATCTTAATTCAAGATCAGGCACACCGTCTCTGATGTTGTACTCGCGTTCCAAATTTGGCAAAAACCCAAGATTAGCCATTTTTTCTGGCAACGCTTCTATCAACGCATTTGTTACCTCTGCGTCAGATAAATTGTCTAAACCGGGAACCTTGACAATACTACCGTCAGTGAGAGTAACTGTATCTTGCATCTCAGACATTATTAGCCTGCCCTCTGATTATTTCTAGTAAATCCGGGGCCTTCCGGTTTGGTTGCGTTAAACTCTGTTGGTAGACCAAATGCTTTCAACCTAGCGGCAACATTAAACCTTCTACGCTCTGCCGATTCGGTCAGACTTTTTATGGAATTTAATATTTGTGTGCGGCTTGTAAACAAATCAGGCTCTTGTACTAATCTATTAAGAATTTCTAATTCTTGTTTGTTAGCTTCCCTGCCAAATGCTCTGGATTGTAGTATTTCTTTTTTCAAAGCAGCTATTCTTTTCTTAACCTCGTCCTGTTCCATTTCTCCGGGGTCGAAACCAAACATAGCAGCAACTGCTCTAAATCCTTCAGCGGCTAAACCGGGACTGCCAGAAACCATAAAGCTACTTGAAAGAGACTCTTGTATTTGTTTGCCCAATCTTGCTGTATTTTCAGCAGCTGCCATGCTATCATACAGTTTATTAGCCTCAGCAGTAAGCTTAGGCATCTTGGAAGGATCAGGCATTAGTGCCTTCAGTCGATCTGTTTCAGCTTTGAATCCCTCCAGTCCAGCTTCCTGCCGTGCGGCCCTTAAAGCAGCTTGAGATGTACGGTCAGCTGCTGCTGCTTCGACAAAGTTGGTCAAGGGTGACTGACCCGGACCCATTGGTTTGACAAACTCTGGCCGTGCCAAAACCCGGAACAGTCCTTGGAAATCAACATTGCCTAACAATCCTGATATTGTGTCAGCAGCTTGGCTAATTAGTCCTTCTTGGTTTCGAGCTTGTGCCAATTGTGTACCATACGATAAACCTTTTCCTACATTGGCAGTTACTTGATTAGCTGCCCTTGCTGCTGGGTTGGCTGGCAAGTCTTGCAAAAGTGATAGAGCAGTGTTGTCAGCATCTAGCTCTTCCATTTCTTCAAATTGGTTGAAACCTTCACCAGATGCGCGAACTGTGTTTATAGGACGGGTAGCTACATCAATTTCTCTAAAATCTGCCCTTAAAAGATTCGGCATGTCTGCGCCTGCAAACTCGCTCATTGCAGGTGTGCCAGGATTTTGCGCCCTTCTCTGCGCCATTTGTTCTAGCGTTAAAGGCACTGGTTTTAGCGGCATATTAAAACCTTGAGGACGCGGCTGTGGTCCTCTGTCTAGCTCACTTGCCTCTCGCAACTCGCCAGAACGGGGCGTTCTAACAATAGCACGGGAGCCTGTAGGTGAGCTAGTTCGACGGGGTTTAGATGCTTCTGCTAAATCTGTCAAAGGAGTTTTAACTGAGGTATCTTGACCCAAACCTCTCCTAACTTCTTCTGGAAGATCAGTGGTTACGCTAGTCCCGTCTGCAAAAAAATTATCAATTAGTTGTTGCAAAGTTGCCATCATTATCTCCTAAATCAAGGACCGTATTGTGGGTTTTCGTATGCTTGTTTTAAATACATCACTCAAAAGTCCGGAAACCATTTTTTGAAATTCCACTGATCCTCGCGGAGAGTAATATTTAGGGGCCGCATATGGGCTTTCCATCCCTCGAAAACCCCTAGCACCCGTTACGCCTTCGGCGCTGGCACCCTTCAAACTCCCACTGCTGCCCAACGCCTGTGGTCCAGAGCCTTTACCGCCTAGTCCTTTAAGGTCATCAGCGTTTAAATTGTCAACAAAGTTTTTAATCTTGTCCGAAAGGTTTGCTTCTAATAAATCAGAACCTTCATCTTTGGTAGGGTCACTAAATTCCGATACCAAAATGTCGTCGTCTTCTTCTGGAATATCAATGCCTTTAATGTCTAGCTTTCTATCACGTTCTTCAGCTTCTCTGTTCATTTGCATAATGGCCAATACATTATCAGCATCAGAATTGATACCCGGATTGGCGTCAAACTCACCGTATGCTCCGTCGTCTGGCGATATACTACCCATGTCTAAGCTCCTACCTCGCGACAGCAAACGTGATCAAATGACTCAGCATGGTTATACACTGTTTCATAGCTAACTCTAAGGTAACCATCGTTGCCCTCAATGACAGCTTCTGGCACAACCTCCATAACTTCTTGTGCAATGACGCCATACTCAGCCTGATCCCCGGCAATATCCTTACCCTCTTCTGTCCAGTTCCAAGTATATAGCTTAATGCCATTGTTAAGTTTGCCAACTTGTTTAACATTAGTTTTAAGCCTAATGTCACTTGCCGCAACGAAAGGAGCAGCTGCTGCCGCTGCGCTTGCTATCTGTTGGAACGGACTTGGACCACCTGAGAACGCTTGTGAGGTAAAGCCAGAGCTTTGGTTCTGGAAGGTTGTAGAAGTACCAAGGCCAGCCAAGCCACCTAAAAGGTTGGACAAGTTAATCAGCTGTTCTCTTTGTGCCTCTTGAGGCTGTTGTGTCAACCGTGCTTGGTCTGCCAATCTTGCAGCTTCTCTGCTTTCAATATCCCTGCCCACTGCTTCTTGCAAAGATGGCTGTGCCAACTGTGCTTGCAGTTGCTGTTGAGCAAATCCGGGCGCTCTGTCAGCAGCACCTATGCGCCTCTGCTCTGCTCGACCAAGTGACTCTGCCAACTGCCTTTGTACAGTCTCTTCCCTCAGTCTCTGTTGGTTTTGCTGTAGTTCTGCAAGGGCTGTGCTACCTAAGCCAAACTGCCCTGCCTGTATGGCTTGCTCCTGAGCAAGAAGTTTATCACGCTCTGTAAGTCTACGAGCTTGATCTGCAATGGCACCTGTTTCGGCTAAGAATAGCGGGTCTTGACTAGGGTCTGCCATACCTCTGGCTAAATCAGCTTGGTACAACTGTTGGAAATCCGGAGCAAAACCTGCTGCTGTTTGTCCAAGATTGGCAAAACCTTGTCTAGCTGCTAAAGTTTCAGCAGTGTCCTGTGGTACTAAAGATTGTTGAAACAGTACAGGATCAGTTGAAAACTGTTCCTCAATTCTCGGAAGCAAGTCTTCAATAAAAGGCTCTACAGGAGCGTATGGTTTAACTTCTCCGCTGCCGCTTGCTTGAAACTGTTGCGGTTGTTGTATAACTACCGGAGGAGGACTACTAAAAAAACTGGTCATCTTACAGTATCTTTCTCAAGGTTATACTTTTAAATTCATATCCTAAAGGTGCCATTACCTTTTCCCAACCTTTTCGACCTGTCATTTCCCAAAACTCGTATCCTAAATCTTTGTAATATTCTTCAATTTTAGGAACAATATTTTTAAAATCAAAATCAGGACTATCTGTACTCATAGCTTCTGCAAGTATTCCTGTTTTTTGAGGATAGTAGGCAAACCCTATTACAAAGCATCCTTTAATGTTATCTTCCTTGTCGTAGGCAATCCACAAGTCGCTTTCTCCTTTAGAGACTCGTTTAACCAAATCATTAGCATTATAAATATCAGAGCATAGGCCCCGTTGTATTGTTTTTTCAAAATAGTCATAACATTTAGACAACTTTAACCACAAAGAACTGTGTTTGTAATTTACAAATTTATAGTTTAACCCATGCTCCAGCGGAATTTCTAAAATAAATTCCCTCTCCTGATCCGGGGTTCCAGTTACTGCCATCAGCATATCTAATATCACCTTGTTGTGGTTTGTCGGGTTCTACATAAACTACGTCTAGATGCCCATCCCTTAATAGGTCTAGCACCACTTTTACCTGTAAAAACATTTCATCTATAAATTTTGGAATACCTTCTAAATCCTGTGGACACGTTGAAGGATCAAACCTTAAAAACTCTACTGACGGCGTACTCATCTGTCAGACACCACCTCTGCTTCTATAGCCATTCCAGATAGCTCAAATTGGGTATCGGCATTGCTTTCTATTTTGATAGCAATATACCTACCTTTAACTCTACAGTCTATTTTAAAGTCTGTACCTATCTCAAAAGCTACTGGATCATTATAGGATACACCTTGAAACGGTTGTAACTCAGCGCCGACACTTATATTAACACTACCCGTCCCTTCTATTCTAGGAAACACCCTAGTAACAGATTTAACAGCATCTGTGCGACCAGAGTGTAAACCAACTCGTTCTAATTTTGTTAGGAAATTAGTTCCGTCAAACGTAGTTGAGGAATCAGCTAGGTAAAATTTAGTGTCGTTTGTGCCGCACATTAGTAATGAGTTGATTACGGGGTTGTACGGCGCTTGCGCCCAATTAAGGGTATACTTTTCCCAAGTTGCTGTGGATGCTGTCCAAGTATTAGCCAAAACAGGATTTACAACGCCCTTGGCAATGTAGTTGACGTTTGGCAAATCTCTGGTAGACCATGTGTTATCTTGATAGTTCCATATTACAGCAGAGTCAGGAAAATTATTGACAGCGTTAGTTGCAGGATAGCAAATCCAAACTTCTGATTTGTGTTTGTTATGTACTAAAAATGTTTTGTCAGCAGCAGAAGAATCAATTTCACCAAACAAAAAATCTTTAACTCTGTCTTCAATTACGCTTTTAATGCTGTTACCATTGTGTACGACAACATCGTCAGTGGTCATTAAAACATGACTGCCATTACCAAGATCGACTACGGCCTCTTTTGCAAACAATCCTGTATCTTTAAACTTTTGCCTGACTTGAAAAGTAAACGCACCGCCTACAAAGTTGAGAGCGTATATGCTGTCCTCTAAGTAAACTATTAATTCGTTGCCCATTTGCAGGGCGTTGACAATATGACCCTCTGCTGACGATATAGAGGTTTCAGCAGATTGTGAAGCTGCACTTCCAGTGTTCCAAGTGTTTGTTCCGTTAGTTGCTGCACCTGCTGGTATAGCGTCACTCCATCTAATTGTAAAAGGTTTTTCTGTACCAGAGTCGGTAAGATTAAGAGCAATTAGATGATTTTTAAATGGTACAATTAATTTACATTTTAAAGTAGACGGCCAATCTGGCAAATCTGTAAACAGGCTACCGGATTGAGTTAAGCTTTGAGGTAAGTCTAAGCCATTGGTTAGAACCAATACGCCACCTAGGACACCACCACACCAATTGTTTGAAGTCCCTGTCAGAGTAGTATATGCTCCACTGCTGCGCGTTACAGCTGCGTGTGTAGTGCCTGTAATTTTGTGTAAGGAGGTAGCACCGCCGTATATCCAGAGGCTATTACTACCTTGTAAAAAGTCAATAGCCCACAGCGGAGGTACTGTCGGGGTTCCTAACACTTGAGAATGACCTAGGATTTTACCAGCTTTGCCGTCTACAAATCTAGCGTTTTGAGCATCGCTAAAAAACGATGGTGGCATGTCATACGGAGACAAGTCCTTGTTTAAGGAAAAAGCCCCCTGCTTGGATGATATGTCAAATATTTGTTTAGCCATTGCCAGTAGCTTCGTCAGTTGTCCACACTACATCTTTAAACTCTGCCCTAGCAATAAATTTATTATTTTCAGTTAGCAAGTTCCCACCTTCTTCTTGTATAATATTAAAATTATCAAGAACCCAGTTAGTTCCTCCGGTTTTACTAACCTTACGTCCCACACCGCCGTCAATTGTTATGCCTGCAAATTTTGTAGCCATTATGCACCCCTACGAACTAAAGAGCCAGGATCACCTTGCACGGTCATGGTCATAACATTACCACCGTACCTAGCCTTTTCCTCTGACTGTTTTATGTCTGTCAAGGTTCTGTTAAAAATAGCGTCAAATCTGGTAACTTCGTCAGAGTCGTTTAGGAATATAGCACCTTCTAAACACGCGCCGTAAAGATACAACGCTGGAAACTCTGTTAAAATATTGTTGGTAGTAACACTGTCTGACAAACTGGCCAATGTGCTATAGTAAACTAGCTCTACAGTGTACGCTGCATCAGGTGTAGGAATAATTTTTATTGTTTTGCCAAAACTAGAGTAAGATCGTGGCGAACCGTTTGCGGTAGTGCCATATTCTCTAGTTCCAGATTCTGGAGTCATGTATGATAAAGCAGTTTTATTATTTCCAGAAACATAGCTAACACTTCTAAGCTCAATAAGGTCAGCTGGAAAATCATAGATGTCTACTCCAGAAGTAGTGGTTGTAGTCACCCTACTTACATTAGCCCTTGCTCTCAGTTCTCTATTGATACGGTTTTCTGTAAGCGTTATAAAATCAGGGATGACGCTTGTAAGATCGTCCCTGTTAAGGTAGTTTGCTACAGATGTTTTGAGTTCTGAAAACGTAGAAAGAGCCATTATAGTCTGCCTTCTCTAGTCCTAAAAAATCTATTTTCTGGATCGTTCAGAAGCTGTTTAATTTTAGGCCAGTCGTTTTTGTTCATAATATCGACACCTAGTTCTCGCTTCCACTTTTCAATTACAACAAGCGGAATGCTGGCTACTTTACGCATACCAACTGCGTTGTCACCAGTGCCGTACATTGAGTCTCCCGTTAGTTCTTTTTTGTTAAGTTCTAAAAGAGGCTCAACGTCTTGTACATTTTGCAATACGACTTTATCTTCGCCGTGATCGTATTTAAATTTTGTTTTAACAGGATCAGTCATGTTCACTCTCTAAGGTGGGGGAGAGCAATTAGCCCTCCCCCTGTTTAGACTAGCCGATGTCGTACACAGCGCCGAGAGCCTTCTCGTTTTTAACTACGAGAGTGTACTCAGCAATAATTGCACGCTGTTCGCCATCAGACGTACTGGCAACTTCACGCTGGAAGAACGGACGCAGATAAGCTACTCCGTAATACTCAGGGTCAAGCAACCAG